CAGTGACTACACTTAAACCATCTACTAAAGTTTTAGTGCTTTCTGTTGCCATTGTCATCCCCGTTCCTTAGATTTCCTGAGAGTCTAAATGAGCCTGATACGCATCACGCACTTCCTGTGTGTGCATAGCAGTACAGATCGCTTGCACCTCTGCTGTCTCACCTGATGCGTCATCCAGTGGCGATACAACATGACGATGGAAAGAGCGTGAAAGCTCTGCACCGTCTTCTGAAACAATCGTGGCTGTACGCACCTGTACCATCTTGTAGTCGCCTACGATTTCAATCTTGTCTATTTTTACTGTTTTAGTTAGTGCCATTGTTTATTTCTCCTGTCCGCCCAGTGAATCCACACGGGGTAATTAAGAATCTGTTTCATATGTTATGGTTGTTCCAAAATAAGAGCCGCCGCCACCTATATGTTGTAGCTGAATTGTGCCGGTGTTTGATCCAGAATTAAAACGAGGCACAATTGTAGTACCCCCTCCATTTATTTGAGAAACTAGGTTGTTAGTTGATAAGTTGGTATCCCAATTATTGTCACCATTTATATTCCCGTATGCTCTAGGAAGAGTTGAGAAAGTATCTGTGGATGCAGTAAAAGGAAGCCCTGCTATAGTAGCATCTCCAGTTTGACTATTCATGTCTGATGTTTGGATAAAACAGGATACTGTTACTTGTCTTCCAATTTTAACGTATGATCCGTGTTGTCTAGTATAACTTTGACCAGACCCTACTGCCCAAGAAGGAGTCCAAGTCCCTTCCTCATAGTCATCAAGTTTATTTGCCGCACCTGTACCGCCTAGATAGACACCGCCGGAGAGGTAGAGGTCTTTGAATCTTTGTGCTGATCTACCTAAATCAATTGCGTTATCTCTACCGGCATTACTTGAACCTGATGATGTAAATGGTCTAATACAGTCTAATGAATCAGCAAATTGAATTGCTGTATCACCAGTACCAATAACAATATCGCCACCTTCCGTACCAATCGACCCGACATTTGTTCCGTCTTTGTTAAGTTGAATTAACTCACCATCACTTGTTAAACGGTTAACTAAGAAAGGTGTATTACCATCATCTGTACAGAATGTTTGTCCAGTTGCCCTAGCTTCAAACCCTGCTGTACCTTGACCAATAGCAGTCTTACCTACCAACAAGTTACCAGAGGAGTCGATGCGCATGGCTTCTGAGCCGTCAATATTAAATTGCAATCTAGAAGAACCACGAGCATTTGATCTGTCAGCATCAAGTATCAAAATGTTGTCAGCAGAAACTTCAAAACTGCGGGTGTTTCCTGAGTTGTGTGTTACATACATCCCACCTGTGTCTGATGTAGCAGAACCAAAACGTGCAACACGACCATCTGATGCAGAATCTAAATGTAGTAATTCTTGAGGATTCGTAATCCCAATCCCTACACGATTGTTTGCACTGTCAACCACCAGTGTTCCATCGTCAAAACTCAGGTCTGCGCTGTCTGCTAGTTGTCTTGCTCGACTCATTGGTAATCTCCAGTGTGTTCTCTAGTTACGCCCAAGGTACTTCAGCAACTACCGTAGGGTTCTTGACTTCATCAATCTTGGCTTGAATAGCCGCTTCAATCTCAGCAACCTTCTCAGCACCGCCCAATGCGCTCTGCACCCAACCAACAACAGTGGCTTCAGTGAGGTCTGCAAAGGCTACATAGCCGTCTGCTGAAGGGTCTGGTGTGAACGACTGAGTACCGTATGCACCCATTGTGTGTTCACCGTCTACACCGTCTACACGGTAGTGTGCGACAACAACGCCTTTAGCGTCATCGTTGGTGCGTTCTAGGTTTGCGATAGTCCAAGTAAAATCTGTCATGAGTTTGCCTGTATTGCTGTGTTAAACGGTGTCATGTCTTCTGTCGTCCAGAAATCTTTAGCCACCATAATCTCTAAGTGTTCTACGTTGCGTGACACAGTGTCTGCCCAGTCTTCATCGCTCATGCCTTCAGGCTGTCCTGCGTTCAACAGGTTCACTGAGTCCATAGCGGCTGAGTAGTGCTGTGCGATTTGTTCTGCTGTGAGTTCTTCCATTATTTGCTCCTTAACAAGCCATCAAGACGCAAGGCACTAAGTAAGAGCCATCGTCATAAGTGTGTGATACATGAGTTGATGTGACCTTTGCAATCGTCTTAGAACGTACAATGTCATCACCTTGTGGTTTAGCTGTGCCGTCACCTGCTGACATGAGTAGATCGCCTCGTGCAACAGTTGTACCGCTTGCAATACGAATCACCATATCGCCTGTCATTGCGATATTCATGTCATTCCAATCGTCATCTTCATCCCAGTTGACAAAGACTCCTGCGACATTGGCATCACCTTCAACAGAAGAAACAGCCATCTTGTTTAGCTGTTCATTATCTTCATCGTCCCATTCAACCATCGCATCAAGGTTAGTCATTACTGTGCCTTTAACGATTGATGTGTCTTTGCTGTCATCTGCAAGGCGTGACCAACGTGCTAAGTGACCGCCGTTGTAGGATACGGTTGTTCCTGAAACGGTGACTGTGCCTTCAAGGTTTCCGTCCTGCTTAAACTCAAGAATAGTTCCGTCATTTGCTGTTCTGTTCAAAATACCAACGATTGTTCCATTTGCATTGGTTTCAAAACCGTGATCACCTGCGCCAGTACCGGCATACATTTGCATACCTGATGCAACTGAACCGCTTACGACTGCGGGCCTCGTGCTAAGTGCGTTTCCGTATAGAAAATCGCCACTACTGTCAAATACCAACCTAGGATTCCCATCCCCATCCGACAGCACGATGTTGTTGCTTGATGTGCGAATGTCGAGGCCGCCTTGGTTGCCGTTGAAGCGTCCGATGATGGTGTTTTTTGCGCCGCTAGTTATTAGGTCACCAGAGTTTCGTCCAATATATGTATTTTTTTCTGATGTGCTTGAATACCCTGCGTAGTTTCCTATGAACGTGTTAGAACCTGCGGTGGTTCCTGAGTAACCTGTTTGATAACCAACAGCTACGTTGTCTGCACCTGTGGTGTTTGTCCCTAATGCGTCTCGTCCTATACCAACATTATTTGTACCTGTCGTATTAGCATCTAATGCGTACGCACCAACAGCGACACCGTTTGTTCCTGTGGTGTTGACCGCAAACGTGTTGTATCCAATCGCTGTATTATTATGATTACTGTTTGTATTCAAAGCATAATAACCAACAGCAGTGTTATTAGAATGAGTGCTATTACCTTCTAATGAACCTCTACCAACAGCAACATTCGCACCACCTGTGGTGTTTGCTTCTAACGCACGAAAACCAACCGCAGTATTTGAATCTGCTGTCGTATTAGCTTCCAACGCTTCACGGCCAAGTGCTGTATTGAATTCACCTGTGGTGTTTGATGTAAGTGCGCTATAACCAAAAGCAGAGTTACCGGATGCAGTGGTGTTTGAGTTAAGTGCCTGCTTGCCTACTGCAACATTGAAACGCCCTGAAGTGTTTGAATACAAAGCTCGTAAGCCAAGCGCACTATTGTCTGCTCCAGTTGTGTTTGAATACATTGCTTCTTTACCAACAGCAGTATTTACATCTCCTGTGGTGTTTGCGTAAAGCGACTGATAACCAATAGCAGTGTTGTTGGATGCGGTGTTGTTGTAGAGTGCTTCGTGTCCAAGAGCAACATTATTTGAGCCAGTCGTATTTATAACGATTGCCGCAAAACCCACACCCACATTGTAGTTACCTGTTGTGTTATTTTTGACTGCACCATAGCCCACAGCAACATTTCGTGTTCCTGTGGTATTGTCTTCTAGTGCAGTGTGACCCAAAGCAACTTGCTCTGCACCAGTAGTATTTGCGACAAGTGCTTGATACCCAACGGCAGTGTTGTTAGATGCTGTGGTGTTAGCTTGAAGTGCTAAATAGCCAATCCCCACATTGGACGCACCAGTGGTATTTACTTGGAGTGAGTTTATACCAACAGCGGTATTGTTAGATGCCGTAGTATTGCTTTGTAGTGCATTTGTCCCAACAGCAGTATTTTGACCACCGCTTGTGTTCGCTGTTAATGCGGCCTTTCCTAGTGCAGTGTTATTGTTGCCACTCAACGAGCCATCATCTAATGCTTCATTACCCAACGCCACGTTATTCGTACCAACCGGATAATTCCCATCCAGTTTGATTGTGCCGCCGTCTACGCTGAGATTTCCTGAGACGGTAGCTCCGCCATTCATTGTGACAGCACCAGTGAACGTACCGCCGCTAGAGGCTGATACAGTGTCAGCGACTTGGAAGTTTGCAAAAGCGAATACATTCAGCTCATCACTGGTTGCAGCGCCTGACGCTAATGTGATCGACCCAGAAGCAGGGGTGTAGTCAGTGCCAGCTTCCAAGACCACACCATTCAAGGTGACGATCTCAGCGCCTACGTTGATTGATAGCGTAGCGCCATCATCATCCGCGCCGGTAAATACAGTCTGACCAGAAGTCGCTGTGAACTTGAACTTCTCCATCGTCGCAATTTGCGCGGTAGATGCAGCAACCCAGCCTGATGCTGTGTATACCTTCATCACCCCGTCTGTGGTGTTGAAGTACAAAGCACCGACAACCAGAGCATTACCGTCGTTATCGAGCGCAGGGTCAGATGCCTTGGCTCCGAGGTAACGATCATCAAAGTTATCTAACAATGCCGCAGCTGAAGCAGCTGATGACGCAGCAGATGTTGCGGATGTAGCAGCAGCTGATGCAGATGTCGACGCGCTAGACGCGGATGTGGCTGCATTAGATTCGCTGGTTGACGCATTTGATGCAGACGTCGCTGCCTGTGACGCAGATGTGCTTGCAGCTGATGCTGACGATGCCGCGTTAGTTTCTGATGTCGACGCAGCAGAAGCAGATGATGATGCAGCGTTAGCTTGTGTTGTCGCTGTGCTTGCACTTGCACTTGCCGAACTTGCAGAGTTTGCAGCTGACGATGCGCTAGATGCAGCGTTCGTTGCTGAAGTGGCTGCGTTAGTTTCGCTAGTCGCAGCATTGGTTGCTGACGTCGCTGCTGCTGATGCGTTCGCTGATGCGTTTTGAATCGCAGTGATGTTTGATGCGTTTGTGTTGATCGAACTAATGTTCGACGCATTGGTGTTGACTGACGCAATGCTACCGCCGACTGTGTTGACATTGCTGATTGACCCAGCGACTGTGCCGATGTCGTCGTCTCCAGTCAGGTCTGATGCAACTGTGTTGACGTTACTGATTGACCCGGCGACTGTCGTGACGTTGCCCGAAATACCAGCGACTGTGGTGACGTTGGTGTTGTTGGCTGCAACTGTCTGGATTGCATCCGTTGCGTCCGTACCGTCTTCGATGTCGGCCAAGGTTGCGATGTCTGCTGTGATCGCCGCAAGGGATGAGACGTCTGCGATTGTTGGACCGGCCTCTGGGTTACCTGTTGTGGCGTTAAATCCGAGAACCGTACCAGCGCGAGTTGCCTTTGCTGGCAGCGTCATGTCGATCCCTGTTGGATCAAAGACCGGCGCGCTTAATGCGCGGTCCACCCGCTCAGAGATTTGCTGATCAAAGATGATCGCTGAATCAAGCTGCTCGTTGAGCGCCGCAGCGCGCAAGTCACCAGCTGTCACAAAGTCAGTGGTGCGCTCAATGTCCCTAGCGCCAACGATGATGATGGTATCGTCTGCGTCTGGAGTCGTTGGGACGTTAGTTCCGACAATAATCGTGACAGAGCCTGTGCCGTTTGCATTGATGGTGACTGTGTAGTCAGTGGTCAGTGTCAGCAGCGTTGTGTTGAAGTAAACTGCAACGTCGTTTTCGTCCAGAATTTCAAAGTTAAATGCGTAAGGACCAACACCAGCAGATCCGGTGTAAGATACCTTTCTTGTAACTGCGTTGATGCTGTAATCGGCCATGCGTTTTTCCTACCTATCCTGTTGTCGTATATATCACTTTTCTGGGGGGGCTTCTAGCGCTTCGCCCATTTCAGGTGTCCTTCTGGGCGCTACCTCTCCGGGTTTCCACCAGTACCCCTGACCATAGTCTTTTTCACGCTTGCGCATGATCCGGTTAAACTTCTTTTCCGCTTTGGGATCAGCAAGTGTTTGTATCTGATCGAATAGCGCCCCTTTGATTAAATGCAGCTGCCATATATCAGGCGTATATCGCTCAACAAACTTAGCTGTCTCGCCCAATACATTAGTTTCTTCACCGCGAACCGCTTCTTGAATATTGCCGAGCGTTAGGCTAAACCCTTTGTCCACTAGCTCGCCTGTCGGGCCAAATGCTGTGGATACAAGCCCGCCACCGAATCTGTTGACATCAGAGAATAGTAAATCTCCAACAATACCAAGGCCGCCGCCTTGTACTAGCGACGCAGCAAAAAATTCAATTCCATCCATCGGTCTTGGGTCGCGCCCAGCTGCAATATCTTTGACTTGAAGAGCGACCCCGCCAAGAACTGTGGTTGTAGCCAGAAGCATTGTCAGATATTGCAGCTTCTCTCCGGTCGTTGCTTGATACGCGGCGCGGTAAAAATGTGTGCTAATGATTGTCACAGGGAATGATTTGAGCATCATCACTGAGCGCCATGCCTGACCTTCGATTGTCGCCCTTCCTAGCCCGCCGCTGATGATTGCTCGCGTTCTAGCATCTGGAGTCGGAACAGCATAATCAGTTTCCGACAAAATCATTTGATGGAACTTAACGCCATTTGGCTGCGTTACATCTGCGAACTTCGCTCCATTAAGATCCAGTGGAGTCGTTTTCCTGAACGCATCCCAATCAGCTGCGCCAATACCATACGTCTCAAATGCGCGCTTAATGTGGTCATCCAGCTGGTCTAACGACTTCCCAAAGTTATCAGCAAGCATTGAGCTGAATTCCATGCCAAATGCTTTCCGTCCAGCATCAGTCCACGGCGCAAGCAGTGATGCCCGCATTACGCCTTCAGCAACCTTTGCTGATGTGCCGACTCCGTAAACATCGGCATAACGGTTTGCTGCATGAGCGCGTCCAATCCAGTTATCAGCAATCAAACCTAGCTTTACCGCAAAGACTCGATCAGCCTCGTTCGATGGATTCATCAGGCTGATTTGGCGTTTCATGACTTTGAGCGCCGGAATCCTGTTGTATTGCGATGTGATTGCTTGGAACCCAATGTCAGAGATCGCTGATAAAAATGCTTTGCCTAATGTTGACGCTGTTAAATAGTTCCGAGTCGTCTGCAATACATCTGCTACGCCAGTCAGCTCGCCTTGGTTTACACGGCCAGTCACTGTTTTGAATAGCGCATCAGACATAAATGCCTGACGCCCGGTCATTCCATCGGTCTTCTTAACCTGCGCAACCAATGCATCAAATGTCGTCTGCGGGTTTGGTCCGAGTCGCTCCATGACTGCGATATCATTTGCCATTGAGTTCACATAGTCGGTCAGTGTTGTGAATACGTCGCCGCGACCGAATTCGTTCTGATAGTCAATCCATGACTCTGCGTTTTTGAAATACAGGAATCTGCGCTCTGAGTGTCGGCGAGACAGCTTCTTGCCCAAGCGCGGAACACTAAAATCTTTGACCTTATTTAAACCGCCGGTAGTAATCGTCTCGTAAACATGTTTGAGAGATTGCTCCAGCTGCTCATCATCAAGCTGGCGGCCTAAATCATCCAGCATTTTGGATCGATCAAGTTTAGGCAATATGCGATCACGCCAACTGTCATAGCCAACTTTCTTGATTGCTTCGGCATTGTGGTTCTGTGGGAACAAGAAGCGCTCATTCTTTGAGATTGATCCACCTTTGCGATTAAATTCAACGCGCATCTCTTCGATCATGTTGAGCCAGTCTTTGCCAAACTGGTCAATCTCTGCGTCATCAACTGCTTCACCGTAAACAGCTCTAACAAATTTGTTAAGAGATTCAGTATCTTGAGCAAATCCCAGATTCCGAGTTCTGAATCGAGATAACATATTTGCTAACTTTGAGTGGTACTTGCCTTCGTAATAACGCCCCAAGTATTCGATGTTTTTGTAGCCAGACTTTCCGGTAGGGTCTTTGGTCATCAATGCCTGAAGTCCAGCATATTGGCCTTCAGCATGGCTGCCAATATCTTCAATAGATTGCGATAACCGGACAGTCTGAATGGCTGCTTCACGACGTTTGCGTGATGCTTCTGCTAACAAGTCATCAATCGCTTGCTCTGGGTCCGGCGCAGAAAGAATCTGATCTGCCAGTCGCTTACTAATGACTTTGCGCTTGAGTGCTGCGTTTACGCAATTTTGGAAACTAGCCACCGATCGTACACCTCAATACATCATCAAGACCGGCTATTTCATCGTCGATCTCTTTCATTACTTCGTCTGCGTCAACCAGCTTACCTTCTGCTTCATCCCATAGCACGCGATTATCTGTGCGCTCAAACGCCTCCATTGCTTCGTCGTATTCGTCGGTGATCCCCATTTTATCCAAGACCATGCGCTCACGCTCGCTAACAGACTGCGCTGCAACTTTTGTTGGCTTTGGGTCAAAGTAAAACTCTTCTGCCTTGGATGGTGCGTTCATCTGCTCAAGATTGATGTGCAGCTCGCGCAATGATTCCAGATTCGCTTCAATGCGTTCTTCGCCGGCACGACGATAAATCTTCTCTAATGCGTCGTCGTCCGGAGCGTCATCCAGCTCCTGCATACGACGCTGCAAATCTTCTAGTTTTGTCCGCGCTTCAAGATTAAATGGCTTTTCCGGATCTGTGAGCGCTGCATGTAAATAATCAATTGCGCGGTTATCGTCCACTAAGCCGTCAGAAAAGACGTTCTCTTCCATTAACCGCTCGGCCAAATCTTCTGGCGTCATCCCGCCTTTTGCTCTGAACAGTGGATAGCCGGGGCGCATACCTTTTTTGATTGCACCTGCCTTTGTGAAGTAAGCAGGGTCGACGCCTTGCGACACCCATTCTTTTTGATTGAGTCCGCCCATGTCAGCAATCATGCGCAGGATCGTCGTCTGTTCTTTCTGTGCTTGCTTGATTTCCCGCTGAAGCTCTCGCTTTGTTTGGCTCTTCAACTTTGTGAGATCGGCGTATTCCTTTGAGATGTACTTGCCGTATTCGTCATCAAGGATCTTTGCTGGCATATACCGCATTGCTTCAGTCTTCTGAACATAGTCAGCAAGATCATCAAGCGATCGCAGCGCCATGTCGTCCTGAATTGGGTCAATAAATGGTTCTGTTTTTTGGCGTACTGCTTTGAAGTAACCAGCAAGGCCGCCTGTTACAAAGCCAAGTCCGTAAGACCCGATTGCTGCGATGCCGATGTTAGAAACTGCATCCTGCCATGAGTATGGAGAATCAATATTCTTTTTGTGTTCATACACAAGTGGCTGAATCGCCAGCTCTGTTGCGACAGAGAGCGCTGCTTCTCGTTTGCCGACAGCCAGCCCCCTTGCTAGCCAAGATAATGACCGGGCGCCGGTAACTGCTGTTGACACTGGAAGCGTTGCAATATTAATTGGGTCGATGACAAAAGCTGATGCGTAACCAAGAAACTGCGCTAAACCTGACCCGCGCTCCATAACTTCTTCATTCTTTTTGCGTTCTTCAGCTAGAAACGAATTACGTTCTTCTGTTAGCTGCTCATCACTTTTTATTGTGTCGAATGATTGAGATAAGACGAAATAGTCCAGCTCACCCATCTGGTCTGTGTAGTCATCAATGTCTGTAATCTGGCCTTCATCTATAAGACGCCTAACTTCGCGCTGACGCTGACGATACCCTTCCCGGTTCAGTCCACCAGAAATAGACATAAATTCGTCTGCGCCGTGTCTAAACGCAGCTGTATACACTTCGCCGAATGTTGCCTCAGGTTGCAGCTCTTCTGGCTGCGGCATCATTTGCATGATGGACCGTTGAGACTTGTCATATACGAATGTCATCGTTATTCGACCACGATGCCGGACAAGATGTTTGCTTCAGTCTGCGCATCTTTATCCCATGTGACGATAAACGGCTCGCCGTCTTTGCGCATGATAGGTACGCCACTGTTCATTACGACCCAGCGTCCATTGCCAACGCTTTTGAATTGAGACTCTTGGATGCGCTCCGCTGCCTGATCTGGGGTCAATTCGCCAGCGACTCCGCCATACTTTGTAACCATGCGAGCTGAAAACTTTTCAATAAAGTTCCCAAACACCTCTTGGTCAACGCCGCGAGGCAGCTGATATTTCATACCATTCGACTCACCAATCCCGCCTGTAACGGCTTTCAGTGATGCTTCAAAGTCATCAACGTCATATGCGGCCCGATCTGATGTCGTTGCGGCGTAGTGCGCGTTAGCAGCCTTGATGACTGCTGTCAGATCTTCGCCTTCGTAAACATTGCTCATGTAATCCTGAACAACGGCTGCTGCCTCTGCCTTTGTTGGCATTTTGACTAAGCCCTGCTCGATTAATGTTTCGCCTTGGAATACAAGACGCCCGAGAGTGGGGTCGCCAATAGCGGACACAATGGCAAAAGTTTCATTGCCTTTCTCTGCCAGCTGCTCCCAGATTTCTGGAGGCATGTTGTTCAGGTTGACTGCGAACTGCGCTTTTTCAGCTGGGGTTTGCACTTCATCGATTGCTGTTGATAACCGATCTGCTTCGTCATCTGTTAAGAAACGCGGCGTTACCCCGTAATGATTCGCTACCTTGCGCGCATCATCTATGCGCTGCTCAAGGCTTCTTGCCATGCCTTCCATTGATGTATAGTCAATCGGCGTCGCGCTAATAATCCCTGCTTTGATTCCATAAGACAGTGGATCTTTTGAAACCTCTGTCCTCATTGATGACAATAGCTTTTCAGCTGACTCGACCATGCGCGCTTCAAATGGGGTTGAGATACCCTCTGTGCGCATTTCATTGATTTCTTCCTGAAGCATGTCTGGCGGCATTTTGCGTAGCGCCATCATTTGTGAGCGGATTGCGACAGCTTCGTCGTACTCTTGTTTTAAGCCGGCATCGCCGGTCTTCATTACTTCGATCCCCAAGTTATACACAACTTCGTCACCGGGATCTCCACTGGCTTCGACAACATCAAGGATGCGTGAATCTATTCGCTTACCAAGCTCTGTGATCTGACTGTTGCGAGCAGAAATTGCAGAGCCTAGCTCTGCTTTTAGTGACCGACGTAATGTGCGGGCAGCCTCGACGCCAAGCTCTTTCGGGGGATTTTCTTGCAGGTCTGCTAGAAATGCTTGCTTATCTGCGATCGAATCAATGTTGTTGAAATCTGTAATGACTTGATCTGTAACTGCTTGCTCGCGCGCACCGATTAAAGTCTTGGAGATAAATTCTTCACTGAAATCGTAGTCACGCATGTACGCTTCAAGCGACAGCATTTCTTGTTCTAATAGCTCTGTCCTAACCTCACTATCAGAAACTGCGGCAGCACTAATATCTTTTAGTCGCTGATCGATGCCCATCAGTGCGCGACCCTGTGCGTCCTTGATCTGACGCTTCTGGAATGTCTCGCTGTAACTTGTTAATGCTGTGGCTGCAACGCCATCAATCTTGACTTTAGTAATTGCAGCGGCTTCTGGATCAAGATCTGAAAGCGCAGCAGGATAGCCAAGTTGAACATCTGCAAGCTGCGTCTCAAACTCTGAGTAAGAGATGTTGCCAAGCTCTGCGTCAGTAAGCAGTTTTTGGATAGTAACGCGCGCATCGGTTTCAATTTCGTTGGCTGCGATCCGGTTAGCGACTGCATAAGCTGTGTCGTCAATTAGATCCTGCGGACCGCCTTTTTCTGCAATTTGTTTAAGCGCACCGACTGCCCCCAGATCTTCTACCATCTGAGCGCCTTCTATCTTGGCTTCTCTTCTGTACTGCTTTTCAGCTGCGGCAAATGCAAAACGTGAAACACGATCCATTGACTGAGACAAGACCTGACCTGTACGCGCAGCTTCGCGCGCAGCAATAGGGTCAATGCTTGGCATATCCGAATATCTAATGCCTGATCTTTGGTATCTCTGAATCGCCATCGCCTATTCCTAACTTAGTACCTTGCCCCATCCGCCAGCTTGCTCAACTTGGAAACCCATTTGGCCAAGTGATCCCATTGCGCCAAAGTATCCTTGGCGTCTTGCTTGTGATGCTGCTGCGCTATATTGAGCAGCCTGTTGGACGCCGCCCTCGGCAGCCAATACCGCATTTTCTTGAGCGATTGTGTATTCTTCTGATCCCATTCTTAAAGCATAACGCTCAAATGAAGCCGGCGTTCCGCTGTATGGGTCGAGTCCAGAGCCAGCTGCCCTTGCTCGCGTCGCAGAGATATTCTCTCTTAGCCGGCGCAAAGTCTCGACGCCCTGCTGGCGATACTGTATCGCTTGCTGTTTGCCTTGCAGCTCGGCTTGCTTTGCTTGCGCGTTATACGCAGCGGCTTGCGCCTTTCCTGCCTGTATTTGCCCAACCGCACCAATGACTGATGATGCGACGGCCATTGCGAGTTTGACTGACATCTTATTGGCCCACCGATAGTTTGTAGTCTAGCGCCAGCACGTTCATTTTGAGAGGCACTGTTTGGCTGATTGTAATTTTGCCTTCGTTTACAAACCCAAGCAAAGGCCCTGATCTCTTTACGCCAGTAAACGGCTGCACTTGTTGGTCGAGATTGTTTTCCCCAAATTGCCTGAACGCAACTTGTTCGCCGTTGATTGTAACTGCTTGTGATTCAAAGTGTTCGGAGTTGATTTCAAGAATACGCTTTTTAAATCCGCGAATGGGGCCGGATTGCAGCCTTGGTTCAGCTGGTAGTGTTACAACGGCTGGGGTGTAATTCAGTCCGATTTGGTAAGACTCGGTTGCTGCGTCTGCTAAAGTGATTTGCCCAGATGAGACATCTTGGTCTGCCTCAATGATGCCGTCCCTGATTATCTTAACTGACTCCCCTTCTAAGAAGCTGAGTCCTGTTACCGTCGTCGCTGACGTACCAGATGTAGCGCAGTCAAGAGTAAGGTTACTATCAAACAGCTCGACGTAGTAAACATCGCTGCCATTGATGTTTCGCTTAACGACCACATAAGTGTCGGCAATATCAACACCCACAGAAAGAAACTCACCGTCAGTCACCCATTCTGTCGGAGCAATAATTTCTTGAGATCTTAGTAATGTATAACAAGCTAAGGAGCCATCCTCTGCATTGACGATCAGCAGTCTGTTTCCTTCGTCTGTTGACGTCGCGTTGCGGACAGACATGTCAGAGGGCGCTTTTAATAAATGAGACGACAAGAGTGAAATCTTTGTTGCGACATAGCCGTTGACTGTATCGCTAAAGATAAACTCGGCTAATGCTTTTCCTTGGCGCTGCACAAATACAGTCGCGCCATCCACGTTTACGACCCGGATACCGGGGCGGCAGCCATTAGAAGTTTGTTCCTGAACAGCGAGGTTCGATGGAGTGATCGGATCGCCGAGCGTTTGCGGGACGTAGAACTCACCGCCAGTAGTGAAGACTTGTAAATTACGTCCTGCATACAAGTCAACTATCGCGTTGAATCGCCCGGTGTCGAGTGTTGCTTCCAATGCAGCATCATCAAACGATTCGCCCGGATCGAAGTCAAAGAACTGACCTACCCGGCTACCCCATAAAGTAGAGGGACGCGATGAGGACCCGCCAAAATACAGTCGTCCTTCATAGAAAATTGCTGCCCGCGGCCAACCTCTAGTCGCAGACCATGTGTCTTCATAGCCTGTCTCCAGCTCCCAATCGCCAGAATTGATGACTGAGTTATCAAACAACGGCAGCTCTGCGTATGCCTGAACTTCTGTGCCGCTTTTGTAACTAACAATTTTCAACCTACCTTGTGGGGACACGTTGATGTACTGGTTTACATGGCTAGCGTTAAATACGCTGGCTGATGCCGTAATATTGATATTCCCTTCAGGATCATCTGGCGTCAGGTTTGCGGCTGGGTTTGTCAGTGACAGCGTGTATGGATATTTTGGAATAAAATCAAACGCCAAATCAGAGATAGTCCAAGATGAATCTGACGCACCGCGTAAGATTTTTTGTGGCTGCATATCTTCATGGACTAAGATCAGCGTATCAGCCGACTGCGCCCAACACATTTCTCCAATAATAGATGCTGTAACCTTTGTGACTGTTAAGTAATCGTCCCCAGATCCATTGATATTTGTGATTTGTACGCCGTCTTTAAACACATACATTCGCTGGTCAACAAAAATAAGCATGTAACTATCTGCGACTGAAAATTCAAAGTGGACCATACGGACGCCATTAGCAGCAGATGCCGGCAAACTTGTGACGTATCGCAAACCATCGCGCCGAGTAAATCCGCCTTGCGGTTGAATGACGATGTTTTGCGCTTGCTCTAGGCCGTTGTAGTATTGACTAAGATCAATACGAGCGCGAAGTTTCGGATCAAGCTCACCTGACGTGAAGTTTGTTTGGACCCGAATAATCCGGCTCATTGACGCACCGCTGTCAATGTAAAGTCTTGGAACGCATCAACCGAGTTGTTTGCGCCATCAATGTTTGCTGCAACCCGGAAGTAACCTCCGCGCCGATTTTCGCTAGGCGTGCCAAATGCTTTGCGCTCGTAATACTCAGCTTTAGTAAGCTGGTCAGTTACAGTCTCTGCAATATCAGCTGCCATTGCATATTTTAAGAGCTGGATAAAATATGTAGGGATAACTGACTCGCTTGGAGAGTATTGGTAGTCGACAAAGAGCTGCTCTTCGCTTGAATCAACATGATCGCCGTGAACCTCCCAGCCATACTGAATAGGGGAAACGCCTGTTGCGCTGGTGTTATAAACCGCGCGAACCCCGGCAATTGTGTCGCCCGGTAAAGCGTATTGGTATTTCCATTCGTTTGGAGGAGTTGTCGTTAAGCGCGCTAATTGCGTCTTTTTGAATGACCACGACCAAGGATGCGCCGCAATCAAAGAATCTTTAAGGTCGTCGTACAGTCGGTCGCAGATCTGAGCTGAGTCAGTCCCTTCCGAAAACGACGAAAGAGGCGATGCCCCCAACATAATAAGTGCGTCCGAACAGATGGACAGCTTAGTATCGCCTGAAGCCATGTATCACCTCATGTAGAAAAGGCTCCCCCCGGAAGGGGAGCCAATTCATTTAGTCAGCGTCTGCTACTGACAGTGCTGTACCGTCAGAAACGTCAACGACTGTTCCAGTGTTTGACAACACAACAACAAGCGATGCTGTTGGAGTGTTTGAGTCGTACACATAGATCAAGTCACCAACCTTCAAGAGGTCAGCTGCGTCATTGAAGTAACCAGAAGTATTCACTGTCGCAATCGCGTCAGCAGAAGTGTATGACCACATCTGAGGAGCGTTGCCAGCTTTCGCCTGACCACCGATGGGCTGAAGCCCTGCTACTGCATATGCCATTGTCTATGCCTCCTTATGATTCACGGCAAGTGATCTTGACGATACCTTCGTCATCGATCGCTACCGCACCAGCTGAGAACATTGACGCAACCAAGAAGGAAGTCTTCTCTGGAATGTAGTCAACGCGAGACTGCTGGCCCATACCAACACCAAGGCCAAGCGCGTCACGATGGAAGGCATACAGAGTACGATCTGATGATCCGTCGATCGGCAAGCCACCTTCGTCACGATCACCGAAAGTGATGAAGCGGAAGCCCATGAATGTATTAACTTCGCCAGTAACCAATGCTTTCACTGTGTTGAAGTCTGAAGATGTAACTTCAGTTTCGCCAAGCAATGACTGCAATGAGTTAGCGTGCAAAAGAATAGTACGACCTTCCATTGGGACGTTGTTTGTGTCCAATAGATTCTTCGCTTCACGCAGCTTGGTTACGTTCAGGTTAGAGTCTGTACCACCGATGTCGTTGCTGACTGTTGCAGTTGTGCCAGATGCAGAAAGCGCATCCAAAACTACTTGGTCCATACGACGTGCGATTGCACCAGATACAACTTGCACAAGCTCTTGACGCTCGTTGAAGTTGACCTTCTGCTGGTTAAAGATGTCTGAGTATTCCGCAGCGATGTAGTCTTCCATTGTCGCAGTGACTTGTGAGTAAGACACGTTGAGCGGAGTGACGTCAGTCTGTGGAACGCGAATAGTCGCAGAACCCTTACCAATTTTAGGGAACTTGACTGTTGAACCTTCTACCCCTGTACGCTCGCGGCAAACACCGGCCAAGAGACGCTGCCCTTGGTAAGCCTGTTTTACCTCTG